CGCTCAAAAGAGTTCCAACTAGTCCGGATGCGGCATGCGGAGATAAGCCTTGATTTATAAAATATTCAAGCGCTTTTTGTTTATTAGACTTATTCATTTCTCACCTGATGTTTTATTACGTAATGCGTAGCGCCCTTTGACTTTCTCTCTTTCCAAAGCCGCACTATCTTTCTACTTCTGAAGTTCCATCTCATGCTTCATCTTCTGTTTCTCAAGTTCGATCTTCTTATCTTCGATGTCCTTCTTATACTTAATTTCGCGATCTTTTACAAACTCCTCAGAACGTATCTTCTGTTGCTGCATAGCAATGTCGTACATTTCGGCTGGATCAGGTATGCCGTTGGCGTTAATATCCTTCTCCTCAGTACCGCGATAAGTAGAAATCTCAGCCACAGCAATCTTGGTTTGGTTGTCTGCATCAATCTTATATCTCTCGAGATCCATCTTAGCTTCTTCAAGCATAAGCTCTTGCTCGCGCATCTCGTTCTGCATTTGCTGTATCTGGACAGCTCGCTGCTGTTCAGCTTCTTCTTGCTGTTGCATAGCTTGCTCTTGACGAGTTTGCATATCCTGAAGTTTTTGTTTGAGCATATTGAAATTGTCATTTGTGAGAACTTCCGCAGCTTCAAGTAAGCTTGCTCCATTCTGCATAGCAGGCTGTATAAGCTGTTGAAGTTTTTGTATATTCTCCATGTCTTTAGAAGTATCACTCACAAAGACATCCATATCTTCATAATAGAATTTAGGACTAATATCTAAGAATGCACGCTCGCCATTATCGAATACATAACTAAGCTTCTTCTTTCCACTTGCCTCCCAAGCCCCTTTAGCTGTATTAAGGAGCATGTTTAGGGCGTGTCTCTTACATTGATTATGCATCCAGAATAAAGGCTCTGTGATGTGTGAAGATTGCACAACAGAACGTTCTACGTTACCTACAAGCTCATTTGAACTAATAGCACCTTCACGTTGTTCTGTAATACCAGATATAGTACCAGCAAGCTGTTCAATCTTATCCATCAGCTGAATATACTCAGCAATGACATTGGACATCGTGAGGTCTAAGGATGTAATCTGGTTAAATGTGGCAGGCTTACCGCCTTCACGTCCAGGAACGTTCCAACCTTCTTCGTACGGGTTAATGAAGTTTACACCTACACTAGACAGATAATGCATCCAACGTTCAGGAGTTATATTCATAGACTTAGGAATCTACGTAATATCCATATTGACAACCTTACCTTTATCTCTAGCAATAGCTAACTCGAGTCTATACCACAGTACGATGTACATATATTGCAGAGGCTTAAGTATACTTACAAGAGACCTGGGTCTAGCATTAGTATTACTATAAATCACTCCTGTGTATGGGAGTTTCTGACTGTTAGGATTGTCAATACTTACATGCTGATACTCTATGGGCTGTATTCCGAAGTATAAGTCGGAGCCTGCTCTATATCCCTCCCAAACTTCTATAATCCAATCAGGTTCTACAGAAATCTCTACACCTATCTTCTTATAGTTCTCATCAGCAATCTCAGTCTGTATTTCTCCATTCTCATCTTCGTATGTCACATAGAATATCTTTTTGAATGATTTCCAGCAACAGTGCCACACGTTGATACTATGACGAGTCTTCTGGTCATATATAGGATTATCGTAGATGTGCATAGATATACCACCAAAACTATCTACTTTATCCTTATCTCCCATATCGTTAGAAGGCCTGCCAGTAAGCATCTCGTTAAGCTTATTCAAGTCTTTTTCGGTGAGTTTGTTGTTATATCTGTCGTACACTTCAGCAACAGACATCCTCATTCTCCTGCAGCACCACGAAGCGTCTTCTATAAACTCTAAGTCTGGAGATTGATCGTACGCAAAGAACATTGGATTCACTCTTTCGAGATACGGTTCGTCGTTCAAAACACCAACATAATATATCTCCGTACCAGAGATAAGGCCGTCTTTCCAACCTTTTATGAACTCATTGTCCAAATTTAATTTTTCTCTGAGGTACATAAGAGTATGATATGCAGTGTTTTCTACAACATCTTTGTAGTCTTTGTCCATATATTTGGCTATAGCCTCTGGCGGCATTATTTCTCCAGACTACAATTGTTCTTGAAACTGCTGTTGCTCTTCTGGGCTCATCTTTGCGGTAATAGCAGCCATGAGATATTGCATGAGCATATCCTTCTCTTTATCTTGGAGTTCTGACGCAGCTTCTTGTGACGTCCTGACTACTCTGAAATTCATAGGCCTCTTTGTCTCTTCACCTATTAGAAGATCTATCTTTGGCCTTATAATATTGAAATCTTGCGGGGTAGCAGGAAATCCATCTTCCACTTTGAAAGGATTAGTTATTCGTTTAAAATCCTTTTCGTCGAAGATGCTGTTATATAAGTTATAATAGGTTTGTATCTCTCCAAAACGAGATTTAGTAACTCCTCCAGAAACCACATTACCTTCACCAATAATGTAGTTCACACAATCATGCTACCACTGTTCATCTTTCTTTTTTAGGGGCAGCTTCTGTTGCGGAAAATAGGAGTTGTATAAGTTATCTTCTACTCTAATCATAATTAAAAGCTAAATAAAGGTATATCGTCTTGTGGAGAACTGTCGTCTTTATCAAACCACTATTGGCTGAAAAGCGGCAGTTCAAAGAGCTCAACCTATTTGTTTTTCTCTTTTGCAGCGGACACTTTAATTTGGTATAGTTCTTCCCTGTATATCATAACCATACACAATGCTATCAAACGGTCTACATTTTTTACACCGTCGTTCTCTATAAGCTCTTCGATTAAAGGTTCGCTGTATATTCTTTCTATATTAGGGTGTCCTGGTTCAAATTCTTCCATCAGCCATTCTAGTATAAGACCTTCACCATAAGCCCTAATCTGCTTTGTCATATGACAGCCTTTACGGCGCTGTACTTTACTGTCTTTAAAGACTTCCGTTATAATTTTATCTGGCTGGTCTGCAAGTAGATAGTCACAATGTTTATTTGTGAAATACGGGTATATTCCCTTGCGTTCATTCTCGAATAACAATCGTGCGTTATAGAATATTAATAACTTGCGTACATTCTCATAATATTCTTCTGCTGTGTCCGGACGTCCTGTATATTCGGCCACAATTACGTCGTTCCACGCTTCCCCTGCGCGTACTCGTTTAAATATGAAAGTAGATCCTAGGGAATTTGTAAACGACTCATCGTGATCGTATGGATCACAACCTGCGATGTATAAGCCGAATGGGGCGTCTGTGACAGGATATTCCCATATGACTACAGATCCTCTTGGTTTGTCATCTCTCTTTAAAGGATATGTTGTTATATCACCTGTTTTCTTTTCTGTCGCGATCACCTACCCATTTCCATCCCAAGATAAGTCTACGACATGTTTCATGTTTCTAAGCTTCTCAGACGTTCTAATTCTACTTAGCTGATCCATTAAAAGCTTACGTGGAAATATGTTCTTACCGAGCGTTAAAACGGCCTCTGCTGGCTTTATAGGGCGTTCGGACACAAACCTATCTATAGACTCTTGCGATGCACCACCTTCGCGTATTTTGTTTCTCTACGATATAAGCTCTTCTATAGCCTTGTCTTTTAGACTATTTCCGTCTTTATCCATATATGCTCCATCTGCACTTTCCATATTGCAATACGCTGGAGCAAAGAATCCACACTTGGTATTTGTTGCGTTGTCGTCCCATATATTAGGAAAGCCCAACACATTGAATGCATCCGGTTGATAAAACAGTTTTTTAAGGCCGTCAAAAGAACCACCTTCTGTACCACCGGTTCCGAAAGCTATAAGCATACCGAATGCCACACCGTCGTCTGTTTCTACAGCTGGCTGTTCAACACGCCAAGCAGTTTCTAAGTTCGGAAATTTACCGGCCTCTTCAAATAATACAAGCTTACCGCGAGTACCACGTAGGCGCTCAGGATCGTTCTTCAACGTGATGCCTGTGATCGAAGACATATAACCTTGTTCAGTTTCCTTACCAAACTCATCCTTCACCTTAAAACCAGAAACTCGTTCCATGCGGGTTGAAGTAAGACGTTGTTTAGACCATGCAGTATTCTTATCTATAAAATCCATAATCTGCCAGGCTTTTGTAAGAATTCCGTCACCCACTAAGAATTTTTGTTCAGAGGCTACAGCAAAGTTTTTAGATCCTGGGATGAGCTCGTAATTCCTTACAAGCATCGACGCACCCTTAAAACTAAAGCCTCTTTGACGACACTTGAGCACAGCCATATGTTTACCCTCGTCTTCAGCCTATTCTATAGCATCGTAATAATATTTATCTCCATCCCAAAATCGAGGAAAACCGAATTTACGTTCACGACGCGTTCTTGTTACACCGTTTCTATCAGTATATTCAGTCTCTTCAATTTTCATAATAGGACTGTAGTTGAGATAAAAATAATGATAACCGGTTATACTATCTCCGTCTGGTGCGACATATCCGTTTAAGCACCTGTCAGTTTCTTGCTCCCAATATTGCACGTAATCAGTAGTACCCCTGGGAGCCAACGTATAACAGCCATGTTCTTTGAAGAACTCTGCAGCTTTGCAAAACTTTGAGCTATTATAAATCTTTTTATTAAAGTCTACCATGCATTAATTACAGATTATGTATATAATTAATCCTATTCATCCAACCTTTGAGCCATTTCTTCTGTGACGGATTAGCCTTTACAATGGCGTTGAAATGTGCTGCTCTAGCATTATATACAGCATCGAACAACCACTTTGGGTCAGCATCATTTACAGCTTTAAGTGTTTTAGGTCCTACTATACCGTCTGCTGTAACGCCAAGAATCTTCTGTACTCGTTTAATTCCGATACCTTGTCCGGATGCCCAAACCCAATCTACAATCATATTTGCCACATTCTGGTCTTCTATCAGATCGGCCTTCCACTTAGACCAATACATACTGTGTACAATATCTCTCCATTCTTTATATGAGATGTTTTTAAGATCTTGTACAGTAGGGACTCTTTTGCCCTTATACCTACAATATGACCTGTAAGTACCGATCGTAACGCCTATCATGGTAGCACCACCTTTGTCAAGAGGGTCATTCGACCAACCTGTCTTTTTTGCTCTGAGAAACGCTTGCTCTACAGTCTCGTTGGCTTTCATATTGATCCCAGCCTCCCAACGAAAAAGGATGGGTATGTATTTTTCTATATCAGCCATATTACATTTCATATAAACCTATAGTACCTCCACCTTTGACGCGACCAGCTTCAACTTGTTCTGCTTTAGCCTGTTTCATTGCCACGTCAAGTGATTTTACTATGTTACCTACATCTTTTAATATTCTTGTAACCTTTATAGCAGTATCTATATCCATAGACTAACTAGAATAGTCATTTAGAGCTGCTATAAGTCCTTCTGCTGCGGTTTGTGAGGCTGAGAGTAATCTTGTACCAGGAGTCTCCTAAAACTCGTTAAAACGCCTCGCAAGCTCGTTTACTTCTTCAGAAGGTACATAATTTTCATCTTTGAAAACGTCCTTGGCTACAATTCGCGGACGCTGGTCTGCAGGGTAAGCCGCATACGGAGTGTTCCACTTATGTAGCCAAATTACGTATTCCATCTCTTTGAGTGCCACAGACTTGTCCTTAGCATTATTAAAATGATCCCTGAAAGGAGGTATGGACATGTCTTCGACATTTATCTGTATTTTACTACCCTATAAATCGAACATAACTTTTTAATACTCGAGCTACCATCTTATACATCTTACGTACAAGATGACCAATTAAGTAAGCAGCTTCTTCTCCATGCTCGTCTATTTTGTAGAACTAACATATGTGAGACTAAACATGCTTTGCTTCGTGAACCGCAGTACTGACAAATTCACTTGCGGAAGTAGTCTGAGAAATACATACTATGCTCATTTTATAGTCACTGTTGCTGAACGTAAATCCAGTGTTTTTACTTTTACTTAGAACTTTAAATGCGCTTCGTATATCTTTATTTGGACAATCTATTTGTCGTAGACTGTCCTCTATTTCTACGAAGTCTTGAGGTTCCACGTTGTAATACACAAGTACGTTCCAACCTCTGAGTTGTATGTATTGTGCGAACATTAAATCATCTCCTCCCAATTAATAACAATTCCTTTTCTGCACATGTCGGCATACCAGCGGTTGAATGGCAGTCCGTCATATCCATCGGGATCGTCTATTACATCTTTTACATACAGTGCAATGTGTACATCGTCATTTGGTATACTCGAACCGAGATAATCAGCTCTACACATATCTGCTACAAATACATGATCGTATAACTATACACTCTTTAATTGTATTCCGGCAGTTTTGAGTTTTTGCTCCACCTCTTCTTTCTTGAAAGGTACTATGGGAACACCGTTCTATTTAGTCATCTTAGATACTGCGAAGTCCAATAACTTTTTGTTGAAGTGCGGACCATTATACCTAAGGTAATTCACCATAGCTTCTGGTTTAATGTCGTATTGAGTTAAATCTGTTCTTTCCATAATCAATTTCTATTTAACAGGCTTTCTATCTTAGACAGGCTGTCTTTAATAGAACTGAATTCATCCTACATGTTATTCATCTTCGTAGTAAGCTAATCTATAGCTTCGTCTCTTTCAGACTCTTTAGCATATACAGGATTTAACTCTCTAAGAATTCGTTCACAGGCTTCTGCGTCTGTATTATATTTGTCTATATTGTCAAGTATGTTTCTTCTACTCTGAAGCATGGCGTCTACTTCGGAAATCATAGCCTCTTTGCTTTCGCTAATTGTAGTATCTCCATTAGAATGTATTGCCATTGTAGAAGGAACTCCT